GAACAATTGTTCTTGGCTCGCCCCGTGCCGTCGGATACTCTAGCTTTTCGCCTAGGTGTGGCATTAGTTGGTAATCTCACGGACACTCAAGCGGAATACGACTGAGTTTGCCACAGTGCATAATGTGCTAACGAAGTCGCCAGGATTCAAGATTTGTCCGACCATTTCCGGGCAAGTGTAAGTTGGATCGCTTGTCGTCATTGTCTTTGGCTGCAAAACTGTATTGGATGACCCAGCAGTGCCCCCTGATGGAACAATTCGCAAAGTTATCGCTGTAGTGGCTGTTGGCGCTGTAAGAGTGCATTTATCAATGATAACCCGAACCCCTGCTGGCGCTGCGTATTGATTAGTCTCTGCTGTTTCCAGAAACTTAGCTTCTACGGCACATTTTGCTGTAACGGTCATATCAGTACGCCTTGTCTAATGTCATTAATATCACGCCGAAGAAGCGCCACTTCATCCTGTAGCATTCTTACTTGTGTTTCTAAATATTCTGTAGCTTGTTGCGCCTCTTGAGGAGGGGGAGATTGATTGCTGAATAAAGGCTCAAAAGGCAGGGATGGCTGACTGGGCGGATCGAAACCAAATGAGTCAAATTTATTATAAAGCAACGATATATCATTGACTATTTTTGTCAGGTCAGCAGTTGCAGTATCACTTCCAACTTGAGCAAAAAGATGTCGAAATGCCTCAACTGCCACACGGTCAAATCCCATGCGCAACAGCATCGCTTCATTTAACTTAACGACTGCCATTATGTTCCTAGGTCCAAATCAAGAAATGCGCCTTGCAATACAATAGGTCCAATAGCTGTTGTTGAAACCTCAAATACTCTGTCTCGCCCACGGCCTAATCTGTCAAAGAAAGGCTTAAGGGTAAATTGACCAACCTGTCCAAGACTGGTTACAACAGGAGACCCCCAGCTATTGCCGCCATCATCCGACCAGCGCAGCCATACCTGTGGGTCTTGTTCTAATGGTCCGCCAATGCCCACTTGCATATCAAGTGTAAGCCTGCGAAAGAACTGAATTACATTTGCTTGGCTAATGTGCTGAAACGTCTTTATGCGTGGAATCAATGAGCCGCTGTCAGTATAAGTATCTAAGTCAAGTTCATAGATGGCACCGTTTTCACGATCGCCAACTAGATGTTTTCTCTGATAAAAAACATGGCATGAATCACGCACATGCTCTAATGCATTAGCTTCTGTTCTAAACGCACGCTCAGCCCATAATCCAGTTGCAGCATCATACGCCCATGTCTTTTTTGCAGTCGGAAACGTCAGGACATAAAACGAGTGGCCTGATTGTTGATAGCTGTATCCAGTGGCATCATCAATGCGCGAGTACTTGCGTATTTCTTCCTCTAGCGCGTGTGTGCTTGTTCTTGCTGGCTGGTAGCCGTTTGCGCGCCATACAATAGCGTCACCGCGCGGGTCACTTCCAAGCCAGAATAGTGTGTTATCCATCTGAGCAACAGAATTAGCTGCTGCACATCCTGTCTCCTGAATAGCTCCAGCAATCCGCTCAAATGGAAAGTCAGCAGAAGTTGACGGAGCAAATACCTCAACAGATTCCGTACCAAATAACCATACTTCGTTATGATCTCGAATAGCACGGAGCAAACGATCTGGAACGCCTTCCGCACTTGCAAAGTCTAGCGCATCAATTGTCAAATCATACGCGCCACTAACATAAAACTGTCCCGTTCCTGGCTTGTTAAATATGAAGAATCCATTTAAGAAGTCTACATAATCCGAGCCATACCAGCCTGCTCCATAAACAGAGCCAACTTCTAACGTGTTTAAATTGAATGTCGGCGCGGTCATTGACCCATCAACAAATACTGCGTTAAATCCATTGTCAGCAGCGCTAACAGGCGATGTAGCATTGCCTAGCGCTGCTACATACTGCCAATCTGTACCGTTGAAGCGATATAACCCTGTCCCGCGAGCCGCAAACAACTGCCCTGCGCTTGTCTCATACAGGCCGCGTATTGCACCATTGCCAGGCACAACAGACCATAGCTTGCGCCCTGGAGTGCTATAGAACGTTGTCGGCGCAGTAGAGTCAGGCGTATTTGCTTCGGGGTATAGATTGACGCAACGCTGTGCATTAGCAACTAATGAGCGCGTTTTGTTAGATGCGGAAAGAAGAGATACGCGAGGCATTAGCCGACTACCTCAAAATAGATTGGCGCACTCTCAGCAGCATATGCAAGCATCAACTGGCGCCGTGCCAGGAAGCGCTGTTGAATATCCTGGCGATCCGCCATAGGCACAGAAAACTTCACCGCTGCCTCGTTTGCAACCCATAAGCCAAGCCCGCCGATCCATGCCTGCGATACATCCGGCATAGTGGCAATGGTTGCATCCATCTGGATGGCCTGATAGGTAATCTGCAAATATGGGTTAGTTAGCGGAATAGGCCACAGATAACCTACATTATTCGCTGCGATATAGATGCGCTGAGGTTCAAGTGATGGATTCGCAATAGGATCGATGTACTCATGTCCCAAGCGATTGTATTCAGCCTGTGGAATTACATAGACGGCAGGATGGCTGCCATTATCCGTGCGAGTTATAACAGGTGAACCAAAGTAATCCGCTGGCATCTGGACAATTCCAGGCGTCAGCGGATTCCATGTCAAAGCAACGGGCGCAGGTGTGATCTTAGGCCACGACACGCCGTGCAATGGCAACTCTTTCAGGATATTTTGCAGCGAGGTTAGAACCTTACTGTAATCATCAGCAGATGCCGTTTGGCCAACCGCCAACACGCCCATGATTTCGAGCGCATCGGTTAGGATTGCTTGTGTCGGGAGCGTGTAGGAAGTTGACATTATTTAACGACTTCAGTTGACATGTTAAAGCGTGGGATACGGATATTATTACCGTTAGCGTCTTTGGTATCGGCAACCGTGTTTTTCAGAATTTCGATAACGCCCTCAGGAACGATAACTTCCTTGTCGCGCTGAATCTGATACGAGTGGAAATTGAGCGCAACGAAAACATCAGACTTGCCCTCGGCACTGTCATCCGCATTGATCGTTAGCTTGTACATCTTAGGTATATCAGCTTTCGATGCCTTAGGCGCTTTAGGCGGATGCTTGTCATCTACTGGCGTATCTTCGTGCTCTTTGTCTACTAGAGCCTTTTCCAATGCTTCCTTAGAGGTGTATTGGCTTTCTACGGCATCTTTGTTTGCGGTTTCACGCATGATTTACTCCCAATATAAATAGACCCGCCGAAGCGGGCCGGTATGGCTATTTTAGCCGATTGTTTCGTAACGATACGTTTTCGATGCGAGCAATGATGCTGCTTTCAGGCTGAACCCGTTCAACGTTGCATTGGCAGTAATGCCATTTGTAGTAATGAGCGATCGCGCACCTGCTGCGGTCGTTTGCACTGCTGAGTTATCCGCCATTCCTTCGTACCATTCAAGCATGCTGCCATCTGTGATATTGATGAAATGTACGGCACGGGGTGTATAGCCTACGACGAATGTTGCATCAACTGCTGTCGCCGCATCGGTAACAACTTGACCGATGGTGTGATTTCGCACCTGATGCATCGTATTGGTGTTAGTTGTAAAAGCCATGATTATTCCTTATTTAATTGGGATGCCCGCCGAAGCGGGCTGCCACATATTACAGACTGGCGCCAGTTTCCAAGCGGACCATCCAAGCGTCATTAAGAATCTTGGTAGTGGTCGTTGCTTTCCAGCCCACGGTCGAACGTTGTTCCAATGGGTCAGCAGTACCAGCTGAGCCAAGCGGCTTGACATACGTGCTCATGCCAGCGCCAGCCAAAGGAATCACGGCGTATGCATCAGCGCCAAAGATCAGCGTTGCATATACGTCAAAGTTCGTGCCGTTGTTCTTGAGGACGGTAGTGCCAGCAGCACCAGCACCTGACCAGATTTTGGCATTGGTGCTTGAGACGAAGCGGATATTCTTGTACGCGCCGATTTCGTCTTCCATGACGCCATCCATCGAGCCGTAGTCCGATACAGCGCGGTAGCCGACTACCTGCTCCAGATCGAATTCCACATCTGGATGAACGACAGCGATAAAAGCCTTGCGGATTGCACCCGAACCGACGTTATCCGAACCGCTCATGCCTTCTTTCATAAAGGTGGCGTTCTGCACCTTCAAGAATCGGATAGCGCGATCCAAATCGGTAGCGGTGATCTTAGCCGATACCAGCGCACGGCTTGCAACTCCACCAGCGTAGGCAACGTTAGTACCAGTAACCAGCGCATCACGGCGCGATTGGTCAATGGTCGTTCCTGCTTGATCGCCGAGAATGTCGGTAGCTTCCGTAACGACTGGGTCTTGATTGGTCATGGAAACCAAGTCGGACAGAGTGACGTAATCGCCGAACTGCTGGAGCGTAGCCAGGATATCGGTGACAGCCAGATTCGAGCCGGAAGGAGTAACGCCTTCAACAAGTGGCGTAGACGCTGGCGCCAGCTGCGAATAACGTCGGAACTTGATCTGATTGCCAGAGCGTTGCGCCAGCGTGCGCTTTTGACCGAAGCGGCCAAAGACTTCTGCTGGTTGAGCACGACGCAACAGATTGCGGTCGTAAAACGCTTGGGTGCCTGGTGGCAAAGTGCCGGTGGTGGTAACAGTCATTTTGTATTGCCTCTATGGATTGGATTAATAACCTTTGACGCGCCTTACTTCTTTAGCAAAGTCTGCGTCGCTCATGCTTAGCATGCGCTTTGCCTCGTCCGCTTCCGTATCAGGAGCTTTGCGCGCTTGCCCCCCGCCCGGTGTTGGTACGCTCATTGCGCTTTTTTCGGTCTGCCGTGCATACTCTGCTGCGAATCTCTCCGTAGCCTTGCGCACTGCAAAAGCCTCTTTCTCTGCCGCGATTTCCCGAATCACATTCAAAGGGTTATGCACATCTTCGCCCAAAGCTTTGAGCCGCGCTGCTAATGCCGTTTCGAGTTCTGGATCAATATCAGGCGAAAAAATTCCAGGGTGAGCCGCCTCGATGGTGGCCTGCCACTGCGCTTGCTTTTGTTCCGCTTCTCGTTGCGGCGCCGGATCGGATGCTACGTAACGAATCGCCTCTGCCAATTCTGGATTGTCATCCAAGATTGCAGGCTTGCTTCGTGCGCGCTCTTGTTCCTCGCGTTCTCGCCTTAGTGCTGCGGCCTCTTGCGCTTGCTTGGTTCCCCAAGCCTTGTTATCTTGCGCTTGCTTTTCGGCCTTTGCCAATCGTTCCCGTAACTGCTCGACGGTTTCAACTGGCTGTGCATTCTCGACTGGCTTTTCAACTACTGGCGCGGCTTCTACAGGCTTCTCAGCCTCTTTAACCGGTGCGGGAGTGGATACAGGCTTATCGCCTTTTTCCGCCGCTTCCAATGCTGCTGTTGCTTCGTCGTATTCCTTTTTGTACTGCTGTTCCGGGGTTAATTCTGGCATTATTTACTGCTCCTAAGCGGGCCTGTTAAGGGAATCCGTAGTGGTCAATACTCAATTAGCGCACCACTTTCTGCGCCCGGATCGGGTAATGCAGTCAGTGATTGGCGCTCTTGCTTCAACTGCTCCGGCAAACTCAATAAGCTTTGGTAAGCCTTGATTTCACCTCTTAGCTGCTCATCATTACTTTGAATCAGGCGAGCAACCTTTTCTTTCAACAGTGATTCTATCTCAAATACAACATACTTGTATGAATTATCAAATGCGGCAATTGCCGCATCCAATTCATTAATGCGAGCTTCACTCATTAAAATCCAATCAAAGCAGCAAGCTTAGGCCCGAGCAATGGAGCGCCAACTGCGGCATGAAGAATACTTGTTGGATGAGTGCTGTCATTCCAGAAGTAGTTTGCGGTTCCATTTGTTGGCACATATCCAGGGGTAACATCAGTAGCGCCTAAATTAGTGGCGGCAGTATAGATATCGCTAATGAAGTCATAGCCCGCATCGCAATCACCTGATGCAACGTTGAAGACACCATTCTTAATGAAAGGGTTAAACGAGTCAAATTGCATTGAACCTGCGATAGTTGAAGGAGTTTGATTTGCTTTGGTGGCCCATAGGTCAGTACTAGTAGCCAGAGGAGCCCAATTTGTCTGAATGATCTTCGGATTTCCACCAACTCCAGCTTGCCGTAATTTTGCCCAATGAGCGCGTAGATAAACCATGATATTGGCAAATGTTGATCCCCGATCATTGTGACCCATGTCCGTAAATATCGCTGAACAATGGCGCAATTGTCGTTGACGCATTGCATAGCCTCCATACGTATATGGATTTATTGCGTTAGAGCCAGAAATAGCAGCCCTTGCAAATGGATATCCTCTGTTGTTAAGAGCGCGCCCAATAAAGTTAGTTGCACCTTGTGCATCGCCGT